AGCGCCGATTTACACACAAGGAGTTTTTCAAATGGGCCGACTGGAGAAATTAAGGATTTTGGAATCACAGCTTTCGGCGGCTCTCGAAGAGGCAGAAGTCAAGGAGGTTGCGTCCCTGGCGCGTCAGTACCGGGAAACGCTGAAAGAGATCGAGGAGATTGAAGGAGCTGAACAGAATGACGACGACATCTCGGAGATCCTATCAGAGCGGGCTGCTGCTGGGAAGTCAGGAGCCGTGCGTTAGGGTCGCGCCAATTTACAACGAGACGGACGGCCTCGATGCGGAGCGGATTCTTCGAAGCGGAGAAATGATTCTCGACCCGTGGCAGAGTTTGGTTCTTTGCGACTGGATGGCAATCGCTCCGAATAAAAAATGGCTGTGCCGGACCTGCGGCGGTTCCGTTCCGAGGCAGAACGGAAAGACCGGATTGGTCGAAGCACGAGCCGAAGCCGGTATGATCATGTATAACGAGCAAGTGATCTATACGGCTCATTTGCAGAAAACAGCGACGGAGACATTCGAAGAGATGGCTTCGTTTTTTGATACACCGAAACTGCGGAAGTTCCTAAAGGACATCAAGACCGCACTCGGTCGTGAACAGATAATACTAAAGTCCGGCGCGAGGGCTAAATTCTTAGCCAGGACGCGAAACGGTGGCCGAGGTCAGCACGGAGATCTTCTTATATTCGACGAGGCTCAGGAACTGAGCGTAGAGGCTCAGGCCTCATTCATTCCGGCGATATCCGCGAGCATCAACCCTCAAACGATATATGCCGGGACTCCACCTGATCCGAGTTCGGACGGTTCCGTTTTCAGAGGAATCCGAGATAAGGCCATCGCCGGCAAAACGCAAAATACGGCGTGGTTCGAGTATTCCGTCCCGGAGATAGGTGATGTCACAAACCGCGAGAGGTGGGCTGAAACGAACCCGGCTCTCGGCAGAAGAATACTGACAACGACCATCGAGGGAGAACTTGAACAGATGCCAGCGGATACATTCGCCCGTGAGCGCCTCGGCTGGTGGACACCTGTCGCAGAGCACCGGATCGAATACGCACTCGACCGGAGCGCCTGGGAACGGTGCAGATCCGAAGAGCCGAAGCCTGAGGGCAAGACCGCTTACGGGATCAAATTCTCCTCGGACGGTTCGACCGTTGCGTTATGCGGCGCGGTCATTCCGAAGGACGGCCCGTCGAGGATCTCACTGATCGAGCTGAGACCGACCGGACACGGAATAGGCTGGCTCGCGGAATGGCTCAACGCACGATATCAGAAGGCATCGTGTGTCGTCATAGACGGACGGAACGGGGTCGATGTGCTCGTCGAACGAATCGCGGACACCTGGAAGATGAAGGGCTCCGTTATAAGGCCGTCAACAAAGGATGTGATCGCCGCGACCGGCACTCTGACCAATGCGGTCAATGAAGGGTCGGTAACGTGGTTTTATCAGCAAGAAGCGTTAAACGAGAGCGCGACCACATCAACGAAGAGACCGCTCGGAGGCGGCTGGGGCTTCGGCGGTGACAATTCCGTACCGATCGAGGCCGCGTCTCTTGCGTTATGGGGAGCGCAGAACAGCAAACGAGATCCAAACAAAAGAATGAGGATTGGGTAGATGGAATTATTTATATCAGCAAACAGAGTAAAAGGTCTCGGCGAGAGAGAAGCCGAGATGCTCACGCACCTGATCGATGTGTACAGAAGCGCATCGGCCAAGAACGCCAAGAAGGAACGCTACTATAACGGGAATATCTCGCTCAGCGAGGTCAATCTCGGCATCGCGCTTCCTCAGGGCATGAGCGGGTTGGAAATAGGCTGTGCATGGGGGGCGAAGACCGTCGATGTTCTTGCGAGCCGTTCAATGTTCGACGGATTCGTCGGCGACAACGGAACTGAGGTGGAAGAGCTCACGAACATCGTCAAGGCGAACAACCTTATCGCGGAATACCCGAAGGCTTGCAGAGACGAGCTGAAGATAGGCTGCTCATTCGCCACCCTATCCGCAGACGAGGTTCTTAAATGCCGGATCAGATTCCACTCGGCCAATTCAGCCGCTGCCGTATGGGACGGAGAGAAGGGCCGCATCGCTTACGGCTTCGCTGTTGTCGACACGGCAACGGATAAGAACGGCGTGAACAGGATTCCGACCGCGATCAACCTATACACGGACGATGCGATATGGGAGCTCAGGCGCGTCAATTTAGATTATTGGGAGGCAGAAGAGCATCCTCACAATATGGGCAGACCATTAATGGAGCCGCTCATTCACAATCCGACCAGCACTAAGCCGTTCGGACAGTCCAGGATCAAAGAGCCGATTCGCCGGCTCATTCAGGGATATGTCAGAACTATCGCCAATGCTACTATCGGACTCGAATTCGCAACCGCTCCGCAGAAATATCTGCTCGGTGTGACCGATGATCAATACGATACGGTCATAAATCAGAAGTTCCGTCAGTATGTCGGCAATATCCTCGCCGCTACGGTCAACCCGGAGACAGGAGAGAAGCCGACATTCGGACAGCTCTCACAGGGCAACATCTCGCCGCATGTTGAGATGCTCCGTATCCTTGCGACTCAATTCAGCGCCGCAACAGGCCTGACTGTGACCGATACGGGAGTTGTCAACGATGCAAATCCGACCAGCTCCGACGCGATCCTGGCACAGTCTCAGACACTCGTAAGCATGGCCGAACAGCTCAACGCGAGGAACGGCGACTCTCTGAGGAATATCGCACTGATGGCGCTCGCGATCGCAAACAACACAACGATCGAGAAGCTGACCGATACGCAGAAGAACATCGTCGCTCATTTCAAAAATCCGGCGATGCCTTCCGTAGCGGTAACGGCAGACGCGGCCATCAAGATTGCTTCAGTGCGTCCTGAATTCGCCGGAACAGATATCTTCCTCGAGATGATCGGATTCGGACAGGCTGATATCAGGCGAGTAAAGGCACAGGAACAGAGAGAGCGAGGGCTTCAGGTCCTTAGCGAGGTAGCTTATGAGGATAACGGACAGGGCGTGGAATAACTACATCAAGCTCCTCAGAAGACTCAGCGACCGGGCGGCGAAAGAAATGAACGCGATGGTATTGAGCTTCGGCAACAGGTACCATGCCGGCGAGATCACCATGGAGGAATACGAGAACGCGCTGATCGAGTATGCTTATGCGCTGGTAACGAAATACGGCGAGGGAGCCGGTTCTGCCGCGTGTGAGATGTATGACGCGATCGCCGAGCTTCAGGGTGCGAACGTTCCTCCGGCGATACCCGCGCCAACTGCGACAATGTCCGAAACGGCCAAGGCGGTAGTCGGTACACTCAAGACCGGAAACGCTACGATCGTGGCAGATGCTACCGGGCGACTCGTGAAAATGGTCGGAGTGGACACAATGCAGCAGAACGCTCTGAGGGACGGCGCTGAATGGGCGTGGATTCCTCGGGGCGATACTTGCGCTTTTTGTCTGACCCTCGCCTCGAACGGATGGCAACCGGCCTCGAGGGAAGCGATCAGGAACGGACACGCTGAACACGTTCACGCGAATTGCGACTGCACTTATGCGGTCCGGTTCAAGCCGAACCTCGATGTCGAAGGATACACTCCGAACAAGTATTTAGAGATGTATTACAATGCCGATGGCAATACCCCTACAGAGCGAATAAATGCCCTCAGACGGGAGTTTTATGCCGAGAATAAGGAAATCATCAACGAGCAAAAACGGAGCGCGTATGCCAAAAGAATCGAGCGAAACAGCTCGAAGGCAGAAGAGATTGATTTAGGTGATTAAGAGGCAATAGGGCCTCTTTTTTCATACAACATGGTAACTCGTACCTTAAACGAGGTCGTACTCACAGGAGGTAAAACATGGACACTGGCAATCCTAACCAGGTACTCGAAACTCAGAGCACAGCGCCAACAGGAGGCGAGCCGAAAACATTCACTCAGGAAGATGTCAATCACATCGTCGCTAAAAGAGTCGCAAAGTACGCCGACTATGAAGAGCTCAAGGAAAAAGCGGCGAAATACGACGAACAGGTCGAGGCGAACAAGACCGATCTGCAAAAGGCGACAGAGCGAGCGGACAGCCTACAGAAGGAACTCGATGCGCTTAAGGGCGCGGAAGAGCTCAGGGCGATGCGCGAAGAGGTGGCAAAAGCGAAGGGAGTCCCGCAGCACCTTCTCACAGGAACAACAAAAGAAGACTGCGAGAAACAGGCGACGGAGATCCTCGAATTCGCAAAGCCGAACAGTTATCCGAAAGTCAGGGACGGCGGGGAACCGACCGGGCCTATGAAGAAAGCCACCCGCGATCAGTTCGCGGATTGGTTTAATGAACAGAATTAGAAAGGAATTACAAAAATGTCAGGTATCCCAACAAACAGAACCAACATTTCACTCCCTCCAGAAGTAGCAAGCGAGATCCTCGCTAAGACTCAGGAGGCATCCGCTGTAATGTCTCTCGCAAGACAGATCCAGCTCCCAGGCAGAGGCGTTTCGATCCCGGTTATTACTGGCGATCCTCAGGCTGCATGGGTAGGCGAGACCGAAGCAAAGCCGGTAGCTAACCCAACACTCGGAACAAAGGTCATGGAGCCATATAAGCTCGCCGTTATCGTTCCGTTCTCCAACGAGTTCAGAAGAGATGCCGCCGCTCTCTATGACGAGCTCGTAAGAAGACTGCCGCTCGCACTCGCTCAGAAGTTCGACGCGACAGTAGTCGGCGCTGTGCAGGCTCCTGGAAGCAACTTCGACACATTCGCAGCTGCTACAGCTCAGAACATCACAAATCCTAACACTTACTCCAGCCTCGTTGCTGCTGACACCGATATCGCTGCACACGGCGGCATCATGAACGGCATCGCACTTTCGCCACAGGGCAAGGGCGTTCTTCTCGGAGCAGTTGACGGCGATTCAAGACCACTGTTCATCAATTCCGTAGCAGAAGGCGCTGTTCCTATGGTGCTCGGCGCCAAGACAGTCCTGAATAAGGGCATCTACGACAGCACAAACCACGTTGTCGGTATTGCCGGCGACTGGAGCCAGGCTATGTACGGAACAGTTGAGGGCGTAGTTATCGACTATTCAAGCGACGCTACACTCGACCTCGGAAGCGGCAACGTAATCAACCTCTTCCAGCAGAACATGTTCGCTGTCAGAGCAGAGATCGAGATCGGATTCCGCGCCGATACAAGCTGCTTCAACAGACTGACCGTTACTCCATAAGTTAATGGTCAAGATGATCAACAAGCACTTCGGCAACGAGATGTTGGTCGCGGAAGACAGGGTTAACGAATATGTGTCGGCTGGTCACAAGCTGGCCGACACTCCTGAGCCTAAAGAGAAGCCGAAGAGCAAGAAAACCACAAAGAAAAAGTGAGGTGGGGTTAATGGACTATCCAAAGTACGCGACTGTCGACGAGATCCAGTCCAGGATAAAACGAACATTGAGCGCGGAAGAGAGAACAATCTGCGAGACGATGCTGACCGATGCGGCAATGATAATCGATGCGTACAACAGCAATGCGGATCTCGAGGTCAAGGAGCTCGTTTCGTGCCGTATGGTCGTAAGGGCGCTCGGCGACGGAACCGAGTCCGGGACTCCGATCGGAGCGACCCAGGGCTCAATGTCTGCGCTCGGATATTCTCAGAGCTGGACCATCAGCGGCGGAGTCGTCGGCGAACTCTACCTCGGAAAGCTCGACAAGAAGCTGCTCGGGGTCGGTAACAAAATCGGCTCAAGAAGTCCGATCGAGAATATTCCGGGAGGCGGGTGCTGCTTATGAGAGGAATAACCGTTACTCTGCATAAGCGGGTCAAGGTCGGAGACGATGCGCTTAATCACCCGCTTTATATCGAAACGCTCGAACCGGTCGACAATGTTCTTGTCGCTCCGGTATCGGCTGACGAGGTCCTCGAAACGTATAACCTCACGGGAAGGAAAGCGGTCTTTCAGCTCGGAATCCCTAAAGGCGATAACCATGACTGGATGGCTGGCAGCAAGGTCACGTTCTTCGGTGAGGATTGGAGAATTATCGAGATCCCTCAGGAAGGGCTCGAGTATCTGATCCCGCTCAGCTGGAACAAGAAGGTCAAGGTCGAAAGATATGAGCAAGGTTAAATTCAAGCTGAATCGCCAGGGTATCCGTCAAATGCTTCAGTCCCAGGAGGCGCTCAACGTGTGCCTGGAACAAGCCAACGAGATCCAGGCGAGAGCGGGCGACGGCTATGAGGTTACGACCTACATCGGAAAGACTCGAGCCAACGCATCAGTCCACGCGGCAACATATGAGGCCCGGCGCGACAACTACGAGAACAACACCTTGCTCAAAGCGAGAGGAGTATAACGAATGACGATCATTTCAAAACTGCTGCTCGACTATCTCGGCGAAAACCTCTCTGTTGGCGTTTATATGGAATCGCCTGAAGAAACGGCCGACTATGTGCTTTTAGATCAGACCGGGAGCAGCGTGAGTAATCACGTTACGACCACAACGATTGCGATCCAGTCATACGGGGCGAGCCTCTACGGGGCGATGCTTCTCAATGACGAGGTCAAAGAGGCGATGCCGGGATTCGCGGCACTTCCTGAGGTCGCAAGGGTCGAGCTCGAAACAGACTATAACTTTACGAACACGGAAACAAAGCAATATCGCTGGCAAGCCGTGTATCAGATTACTCATTACTAAGGAGAACATAAATGGCAAACACAGTAGCAAATGTAAGCGCTGGAAAGCCGGCGCTCGGTGGAGCTATATGGAGAGCGGTAGCGGGAACAACTGCACCGACTGACGCTACAACAGCCCTCGCTGCCGACTTCAAGGCGCTCGGATACTGTAGCGAGGACGGGCTCGTTAACAGCAACTCTCCGTCCACTACAGACATCAAAGCATGGGGCGGCGACACCGTTCTGAATATTCAGGAAGAGAAGCCGGACACATTCCAGGTAACTCTCATCGAGGTCCTGAACGAAGAAGTCCTCAAGGCTGTCTACGGCTCGACCAACGTAACCGGAGCACTCTCAACCGGAATGACCATCACAGCGAACGCAAAAGAGCCTGAGGAGGGCGTATGGGTCGTTGATATGATCATGAACGGCAATGTCAAAAAGAGAGTCGTAATCCCACACGGCAAGATCTCCGAGATCGGCGACATCTCTTATACGGATTCCGATGCGGTCGGCTATGAGGTAACAATCACAGCGCTGCCGGACGAAAACGGCAATACTCACTACGAGTACATTAAGTCAGCTTAATAAGGGCTGACCGGAAGGAGGGCGATATCATGAAGGCAAAACTTAGCGACGGATTCGAGGTCGAACTGAATGAGAAATATTTCGGTTCGTGGAAATTCCTCACGGTACTTCGCAAGATCGACAAGGGCGAAGAGGCACTGATCGTAGATGTATCCGAGGACCTTCTCGGCGAAGAGGGACTCGATACACTTATGAAGCATCTCGACCCGAACGGAGATCCGAGCGTAACGGATATGGTCGCGGCTCTGACTGAGCTGATGACTTCCGTCAATGAGTTAAAAAACTGATCACCCTCGCCAGCATGGTAAACCTCGACGAGGACGCGCTTATATGCGACCTCGCCGAAACATATCAGATATACGATTATAGGTCGTTACCGCTTCAGACGGTGGCGACCTTATCGGCTGGTTTGAGGGACGATTCAAGGATCAAATTAAAGATGGCCGACATTCCCGTTGGCATCGACACGTTTCTGCTCGCAGTTATTGCGGACCGGATCGAGGCGTTCCGGTACGGGTTCAGCGAGGACTCAACAAAGAAGCGGAATGTTCCGGATTCGCTCGTTGACATTCTGCGAGGCAAAGAACCGAAAAGAGAGAAAAACAAGGTGGTCGCGTTCCGCTCGGTCGATGAGCTCAACGCGGCTCTTAAATTATTCGAAGGAGAATAAATATGGCGGGTGCAACATTAGGAACCGCATATATTCAGATAGTCCCGTCAGCTGAAGGGATCTCCGGGGCGATAACGCAACAGCTCGGAGGCGAAGCTCAGGCGGCCGGAACTGCGACCGGATCTAAATTCGGCGTGTTCCTGAAGAAGGCCATCGGAGCGGCTGCGGTCGGTGCAACGATCAAGGCGGTGCTCTCCGAGGGCGGTAAGCTCCAGCAGTCCTATTTCGGCGGTCTTGACACGTTATACGGCGAGGCTGCGGACGGTGCGAGAGAATACGCAAGAGCGGCCGCTTCTGCCGGTATCTCGATGAATGATTATGCTGAACAGGCCGTATCGTTCGGAGCTGCGCTCAAATCCGCATACGGCGGCGATGTGACCAAGGCGGCCAAAGCAGCGGACAGGGCCATCATGGATATGGCCGACAACTCCGCGAAGATGGGCACCGATATCAATTCGGTACAGATGGCCTATCAGGGCTTCGCGAAGCAAAACTATACGATGCTCGATAACCTCAAGCTCGGATATGGCGGCACAAAAACAGAAATGGAGCGACTCCTGGCAGATGCTGAGAAGCTCACCGGGGTCCATTACGATATAGACAACCTCGGCGATGTTTACGAGGGCATTCACGTTATCCAGGATAATCTCGGTCTGACCGGAGTGGCGGCGAAAGAAGCGAGCGAGACCTTCAGCGGATCGTTCAATGCTATGAAGGCCTCGGCGATGAACTTTATAGGCTCGCTGGCGATAGGTGAGGGCGTGAACGATTCCCTCAGCCAGCTCATGTCATCGGTGAGCACGTTCTTTTTTAACAATCTTATCCCAATGCTCGGAACGATCATCAAGGCGCTTCCGGGCGCGATCGTGACATTTATCAGGCAAGGCATTCCGATGCTCCTCAGCGGGATCTCGGATGTCGTCAAGAACATAGCGACATCAGTCGTTAAATTCGCGAGCAATTTCTCTTCCGAGGGTGTTCAGAAATGGGCGACAACGATGCTGCCCAAGATCCTCTCAACGGCCGGGACGCTCCTGGGCAACTTCGCTAAAGGACTGCTTCAGAACATCGGCAAGATCGTTCTCGCTATAGGCAAGATCGGGCTCGCCATCGTCAAGGGCCTCGGCTCGGCATTATGGGCCAAGGTAACCGCGGCGGCGAACGGCATCAAAGACCGCTTTATGAGGCCGATAAATGCCCTCAGAGACAAGGTAAAAGCGATCATAGACAAGATCAAAGGCTTCTTTAAATTCAAGGTCTCAGCGCCTCATATTCCGCTCCCACACTTCAGCATATCGCCGGCGGGTTGGAAGATCGCGGACCTTCTCAAAGGAACGAAGCCGTCGCTTAGCGTCAAGTGGTACGCTCAGGGCGGTATCATGGACACCCCGACCCTGTTCGGTATGGCCGGAGGAGAAGCCGGCCCTGAAGCGATCCTCCCGCTTAATCCTTTTTGGGACAAGCTCGACAAGACACTCAATCAGAGGAATGATTCTCCGATCGTGATCAACGTATACGGAGCAGAAGGGCAGAGCGTGAAAGAGATCGCTCAGGAAGTCAAGAGAGCCCTCATAAACGAGGAGAACAGGAGGCGACTCGCGTGGCAATAATGAGACATAGCATCAACTTCGGCGGAATTAACTCCGCCGATTTTGGTATTTATATCAGCGGCGAGGGTGTATTTGATGCACCTAAAAGAGCCGTTGAGACGGTAACGGTTCCGGGGCGAAACGGTGATATCATCATCGACCTCGGCCATTACGAGAACATAACGGTCGAATATCCGGCATACATCGTAGAGAGCAGCCTCGGCTCGTTCTCGTCCCAGCTCAGGGCGTTCCGTAATGCTCTGAGCTCACAGGTCGGATATCAGAGACTGACCGACACGATCCACACGGACGAATACAGAATGGCCACGTTTATCGAGGGATTCGAAACGAACGTGATCAAACACAATACGGCCGCGAGCATTTCGCTGAAATTCAACTGCAAGCCTCAGCGATGGCTTACATCAGGAGAGACCTCGATCTCGGTCGACAGCGGTGACACTCTGATCAATCCGACACGTTACGAGGCAAAACCGCTTCTTGAGGTGGACGGATACGGCGGGATCAATATCGACAATTCACTGATACAGATCCAGGCGGTTCTCATCGGTGAGGTCCCGCTCAGCACGACCCAGTCCGTAACGTATACGGAGATCCCGAATCACGGCGGGCTTCAGGCGACCTATGCAATCACGTTCGACGGCTCGCTTCTCAACAGTTCCGACAGGATAGCCGTGAAGGGACTGACGGCCGTATGCAGATTCGACTCCGCTTACGATGTAGTCAGCGCAGTCCCGGCTCATAGGGACAAATTCGCGGCCAATGTTTATGCGAACAACATGGTGGGCGTGTCATATGTAAATGACATCGCGTTCCGCTACGGCACGAGCGCATCAGGTTCCAGCGGGGGCGAGCCTATAACCATCGGAGCCCAGGACGGAAGCACCGCATACACCGCAACTCCGACGATGACGGTCAACTGGTCTTACAATGGGGCGAATGCGCTCACGATTGATATTTATCAGTTCGTTGAGGGCATTGCCTGGATATCAAACCACGGCTACGGATACATAGATCCGTTCAAGATGGCCGGCAACTCGACAAAGTCCGCTCTCGGTGCTCCGCTTTATTTCGACCTGGAGATCGGCGAGGCTTACAAGATCGAGAACGGTGCGGTCGTATCTGTCAATAATGCCGTTACGATTCCGGTGGATCTTCCGGTCCTGAAACCGCTAACGGGTACGGCGATCACGTTTGACAGCACGATTACATCGCTCAAGGTCGTTCCGAGGTGGTGGGTATTATGAGGCCTATATTATACGAATCGAATGAGACCGCTTTCACTTCGAACGGTCTCGGCCGTCTCCGTGACTGTATCAGCTGCGTAGTCACCGAGGAGCGCAACGGGATATACGAATGTGATTTCGAATATCCCATCACCGGCGCGAATTACGACAAGATCCGGCTGGGACGAATCATAGCGGTTGAGCACGATGACACAAACGACCTTCAGCCGTTCGACATCGTAAGCTATTCGAAGCCGATAAACGGAGTGGTCACGTTCCACGCCGTTCATATCAGCTACAGGCAGTCGAAAATAACGGCGGTCGGAACGAATATAAACAGCCTCGCTTCGGCCTTTACGATGCTCGGTTCGGCTCTGCCTGAGAATCCGTTCAGTTACGAGACGGATATAGAATCGACTGCTTATATGGCATCGGCAGACGGTACGCCTCGGAGCGTCCGTCAGTTCCTCGGAGGGGTAGAGGGCTCAATCCTGGACACCTACGGGGGCGAATACGAATGGGACAGGTTCCGGGTCATTCTCCACAAGGAACGAGGCACGAGACGAAGCCTCTCGGTCCGTTACGGAGTGAATATGACCGAATACAACGAGGACACGGACTATAGCGGGACATATACGGCGGTCGTTCCGTACTGGAACGGTGGCGACTCGATTATAGTCGGCTCGGTGGTCGATTCCGGTAATACATCGTATGACGGGCATCCGAACGCGATACCGCTCGACTTAACCGACAAGTTCGAGAACCAGCCGACAACGGCCGAACTCGAAGCAGCTGCGCTCTCGTACATGAACAGTCACGAGACGGCACTCCCGAGCAGTTCCGTTTCGGTGAGTTTCGTTCAGCTGGAGAATACGAACGAATACGAAGCGCTCGCGCCTTTGCTCAAATGCAAGCTCTGCGACTCCGTCAGGATAATCTTCCCGCAGTACGGAACGAGCGCATATATGAAGATTGTCAAGACAGTCTATGATGTGCTCCTGGAGAGATATGTGAGCCTTGAGCTGGGAACACTATCGACGACGCTGTCCGAGGCTCTGGGCATCGAGACGAGCCTGGACGGCAACGGATCGGGCGGGGCTTCAGGCGAAAGCGTCGATTATATCGTCGAAACGAACACAAGCAACGGCTGGCTATACCGCAAGTGGAATTCTGGCATCGCAGAATGTTGGTACAAAGCTGATGTCGGAGCGATACAGGGACAGTATTCCGACGGTGGTGGATATGATACAGGCACAACATCGGAAAGATTCGTGCTGACCCCGCCAAACTTCCCTACAGATTTGTTTATAGACACACCGATTGTTGATTGCACGATAAGGGGCAGAGAAAGAGGGTTCTATAGTGTTCCGTCCGTTAATCCGACAGCCGTAGCCGTGGGGTCGTGGTACGGACACAGGAACGCATCGTTATCGGGCAATCAGAGGGCTATAACATTTCAATTTTATTGTATAGGTGCTTGGAAATAATGAGGAGGATATAACATGAGACAGTATGCATTTTTAATCACAACACTTGCCGTCCTCGCCGTCGCAGTCATATTCGTGACTCTGCACGGCGTAAGGCTCTCGAACGAACAGTATGACAGACTGAAGAACATCGTCATCAAATGGTCTGGGATTACGACATTCCTGGGCGTGATCGTGACGACATTCAGCTTCCCTTACGGAGAAGAGACCATCACGCTCGTTGCGGCAATCGGCGCGTTCATGGCCTATATGCTGGGCATCAGCGACAAGAGCTACAACGACGGCGCCGCAATCTACGACGATGATGAGGCGCTCGAGGACGGTGATCTCGATGAATAAGAATTTCTATATGCAGACAGACGAGCGCTGGGCGGATCTGCCTTACCCTGGCAAGGGATACAAGATGCGCGGATCAGGCTGCGGATGCTGCGCGGTGACTCACGCTATCATCGAGATCCCAAAGTACGCAAACTACACTCCGGCCGATGTACAGCCTTATATGAAGAAATGGGCACTCTGCGGAGACGGAACGAAGCGCATCGGAATCACTGACGGGCTCAAACATTACGGACTCAAAGAAGTATACCGCGCGGAGAAGAAACCGATGTCGGAGATCTTCAAGAGGTGCAACAACGGTGCATCAGTGGGAGTGTTCCTGTTCAGTTCCAAATTGGGACCGGACAAGACCCAATGGACGGGCGGCGGTCACTATATAGGCTTCTGCGGTTACAAGGTAGTGAACGGCAAGCACTGGTTCTATCTGAAAGATTCATCAGGGCGGAAGTCATATCACGTCAATATCAACGGCAAGCGAGTGAAGTCCAGGCACAACGGCTGGTGGTGCTATGAAGATTCGATGCGGGGCTGCGTCGTAGACTGCTGGTGTGCGAAGCTGCCGAAGTCAGAACCGAAGCCTCTCGTTGTTGACGGAGTCCTCGGACCGCTGACCACCAAAGGGCTGCAGATGTTCCTTAATGTCACGCAGACCGGCGAGATGGACAAGGCGACCGTCAAGGCGCTTCAGACCTATCTGAACGAACAGGGGGTGCGGGTATGATGGAAAACATTATTCTCGGAATCCTCGGAGGCGGGAACCTGATCCTATTCATTAAGTTCCTGATAGAACGGCACGACAAGAAAGTCGAGAAGGCCGAGGACAAGGAAAAAGAGCATATTCAGGGGACACTCAAGAAGCTCGAAAAGGACGGACTGAGAACACAGCTGCTTCTTCTGATACTGATGAAGCCCGAAGAGGTGAGCGAGATACTGACTATCGCGCAGCGTTATTTTGTCGATTTAAAAGGCAACTGGTATATGACCAGCATCTTCGCTAAGTGGTGCGATGAGCACGGACTCGAACCGGATTGGTTCGAACGCAAGGAGTAATATGGACAGACAGATTTTGAACATTACGGCCAATGAGCAGATTTTATCGGTATCGAATCCGATTCACATCTCAACTAACAAGGTAAGCTACATCGAGGCTCGTTTCGATCTCAGAACGAACTGGAGCGGTTACGATTCGGTCCGCGCGGTGTGGTTTAACGATTTTCAGTGTATCAGCACCGTCCTCGATGCGAATGGGAAATGTCTCGTTCCGTTCGAGGTCATGAAGAGGAAAGGGAGCATCAAGGTAAATCTCGTAGGAAGCATATCCGATGGCGATGTGCTTACGGACCGCCTGACCTCGTATCCTATCGTTGCGGTCGTGGTCGATTGCGTAGCGCAGATAACCGGCTCCGAAACCTCACCGATAACACCAAGCCAGTTCGAACAGTTCGTGGACATCGTGAACGATGCCGTTTCGGAAGTCACCGGAATGTCAGCGGAAGCGACCACATTACCGGCCGGCTCCGATGCGACCGCTTCTTATCAGGACGGAGTGCTTTCGTTCGGAATCCCGAGAGGCAATACAGGTGCAACGGGTGCGGACGGCAACGGCATCGCTTCGATTTCCAAGACGGGAACAAGCGGACTTGTCGACACCTACACGGTAACATTCACGGACGGACAGACAGCGACATTTACCGTCACGAACGGAGCAAAGGGCGATACGGGTAACGGAATCACTTCGATAGAGAAAACATCGACAGCGGGTCTCGTAGATACATATACCGTCACATACACGAACGGAACCACCTCGACCTTCACCGTGACCAATGGAGAAAAGGGCGACAAAGGTGACAAAGGCGACACGGGAGCAACGGGAGAGCGAGGCGAAAGCGGTGCAGACGGCTTCTCCCCAATAGTCACAGTAACCGAAATCACAGGCGGTCATTCTGTCAGCATCGAGGATGCGGAACAGACACAGACGTTTGATGTGATGGACGGAGTTACTCCCGTCATCCCGTGGGACTCGATACTTCCGACCGACACGGCATCAGGTTCTATCGCATCGTTCCCAGACGGAACAGACCTCGTCCCTGCAAAGTCGGTTGTCATCGGAATCGAGCCGATACAGAGCGGTAGCGGTACACCGAGTCGTGACAACATCATACCTATCAGCGGTTGGATGGGGACAGAAGTGAATGTCAGCGGAAAGAACCTCGCCAATCCGTCACAGTTCAGCACCGAGAAGCCATCTTACTCAACACAACAGTATTGGATAGGATTGACCGATAATGGCGATGGCACTTATACCGAAACAAGACCACTCGGTTGGGGCGGTACAGGATATGTATTCGTTGGGACATTCAAGGCGGGTACATATTATATATCGGCAGATGTCAAGGATTTGGCGGGCGTGGCTTGCGGAATGAATATAATGTTCAAGAAGCCTAATTCGTGGGACAACGCAAGCCAAGGCTATGTTAATAACGGCTCAATTACCGCCTTGGGCAGATACGGAACGAGCAAGACCATCAGCGAGGACTTTGACTGCTATTTGATTGTCGCTCCGTATAGCACCAACGGCGCACAAGTCAAATTTGGCGATATTCAACTCGAACTCGGCTCAACCGCAACCGCCTACGAACCATACGAAGGCGAAACCAAGGTCATTGAATTCAAGGACGAGAACGACAACACGCTTACCGTCTATGGTGGAAATGGGGAGATTGTCGGCGGTAGGCTGACGGTGACAAAGGCTTATGCTTTACTGAACGATGCAAGCAAGTGGGTATCGTCAAGCGGTGTTACCGATGTGGTATATAACGAATACTTTGATAGGAAGTTTTATGACGACTCGTATGCAGGGTTAGCTTGTTCCATTGCAGAGGCAGAATACTCAAGTGGCTTTTACTGTAGGTGGAGAGGTACATCATCGCAAAATTTCGGATTCAAGAACATCGGCTCTCTGACACTTGCAGATTTTCAGCAGATGGCAACAGACGGAAAAATCGCTATCTGCTACGATATTGAACCGCAGACCTACCAACTCACACCTACCGACATCGCTCTGCTCCAAGGACAGAACAATGTGTGGGCAGATACAGGCGACACCGAGGTCACATATAAGGCTGATATACAGGGGTATATCGATAAGAAAATCAACGCTCTGATATAAGGGGGAAACGAATATGTATGAGATAATCAAGAACTATATCAAAACGGCAACATATAACCTCGATGAGTTGATTACGAAGATAGACAAGTTCTACCTCGAATCGAAGCTGACAGAATCGGAGCGAGACGAACTCATCAACCTCGCCACCGAATCGGTAAGGGACAGCTATCAGATAGATTTGTATCAGAAGATAATCGACCTCGAACACAGGGTAGTCTTCCTCGAAACGGCTGACTTCGCTGTCTATACGAGCGGATATGTCACCAAGAAGGGCGAGACAGTCAAGTTCGATTACAACAAGGACGGTGTCCTCGACCTTCTCCGCTACGATGGCGGTCGCTCCGAAACAGCTCTGTCACCGGGCAAGATTGACGGCTGGCATGTCGTGGACAGTACAGGGAAGATACTGGGCGACTATTTCAAGGGAGAGTTTACGCCAGTCGATGAGGTAGAGGTTACCATCGAATAGCATCGGATCAAGATAAAAAAGAAATGGGTCTTTTTACTCGGAAGGGCATCCGTGCTCTTCCGGGCGTTTTCTTATCGGATCGCGCCGGGTTCTGATACGGAGCCGGTCTGATGCGGATCACGGTCTCTCAGGAGACAGATCACCTCCTTTTAATATTGATACGCAACGAGACCGGGGCAGACCGCTCCGGCCTTTTTGCGTGGTCTTCCGTTCCGTTATGGTCTATAATGATACCGGCAGCCTCCGAAACGCTGTCATTTGATTTCGCACCGGGCCGAATCGGTCCAAAACAAGAGCCCTCCGGGTAGATCCGAAGGGCTTTTTATTATGCTCGTATTGGGTAAAAAACCGCCCGCATAATTTCGGTTTTAAGCGATTTTTTCAGGGGCGGTCGATGTATTTATCCTTGAAATTTCAATCGAATTTTACGAATAGATAAGCATTGTCGTCCGATACGTTAAGATGAGCGGAAGAACACCGTCCGGCACGGATCAGGTCGATGTATTCCTTCCAGGAATCGTTCCACATCGTGCCGGCCCGGTTCCCGTCAGCTTCGACACGAACGAACGGGGGAGTGTCCTGGAGCTCATAGACCGAGAGCGAGATCCGGCCGATCGAGTCCGCCGCGGAGATCCTCCTGAGACCTTCCTGGGCGATCTCATCCTTATACGTTGCGAGCTTGATCCGCTTGTATCCCCGGAAGCCTTTCGAGTGGGGAACGGTAAAAACTACGACCGGTTTCGGTTCC